GTGTCCGAGCGTTAGAAAAAACTGACACTGGTTTATCTTTCTTTGCTAAATTACATCGAGCACATGCAGCCGTTAGGTTTTCTGGGTCATCAGTGCCACCAGCTGATACCGGGATGATGTGATCTACATGCTTAGCCTCAGCACCACAGTATGTGCAAGTGTTTGCATCTCGAGCCAGTATCTTGAGCCTGAGTTCTCGCCATGCTCTTGTGCTTCCACCTCTACTCATCTTTCTCTAACTCCTCTATGAGTACTCGGATTGCTTCATGGTATCTATCTATCTGCTCGAGTAACTCATCTAAAGCTTCTATCAATTCCTGTGGGTTAAGTATCAAGGTCTTGTCCTGTGTTATGCCTGGTTGGGCTTGGGTGGGCAGAGCATGGCTTATTACTAAACCATGTCCTAAGCATGCCCGTATTGGGATGGTTTGGTCTTTTACATGGGTCATTACTGACAGCAACGCCATTTGATTAGCAGCTCTTGTTGTCGTATGGGTTGCTCGGTTCATACGATCACTCCTAATCTCTACTCTGTTATGAGTCTGTTTGTCTGTCTCGTACCCAGACTACGAAACACCCTCAAACGGTGGTTTAACGTAGTACGAGTACGTCAGTCTGTTATACTCAGACCTAGAGTTGGTAGTTAATTCTGGGGAGGCTTAGCCACTAACTGATTGAGCCGTCACCATTGGTGGCGGTTCTTTCATTTCCCAGAGCATTTATAGTATCTGTTCCCGGGCTCACATTTATTGTTAGACACTCATGCAATGGGATAGCAATGAACGGCTCGCTAAATGTGTACTTCGTATCTTTGAACACTGTTGGTGCTGCAGCTACTGAATAACTGTCGATGACCAGTGCATGTGTGCGTTCATGGTTCATGACAACAAAGAACGCTCCATCTTTATTAAATTTGGCTTTACGCTTAGGCAAATGCACTATGTCGAACGGGAACCTATGCCCTTGCCATGAGTGCCTAACCTCAACCTCGACTGTCCAGTGACTGTCACATACTAGATCTATGCCGTAATCGTCTGGATTAACTCGCCAATTAAGTTCTGACTGGTATTTCCACAGCCATGCCAACATAAGCAATTTGGCGTCATCGTCTGCATCGTAAAGCTCTTGGCTAAATGGTTTCATTTCTTTTTAACCGCTTTTTTGACTGGCACTTCGACCCTTAATTGTTCACAAGTTAGGCATGAGCCATCACTAAATAACCATCCACCACAACCTGGACAACGCTTAATCAGATCTTGGATGTGCTGGAGCACTCGGTCAAGCATTACGCCCTTAATACCTACATCTTGGCGTAACTTGTTCTGCAGCTGTGTCAGGGCTGAAACATAGCCACTATCAAACTCACTTCTCATTGCGTAAAGCCTTTGCTAGTAGTTCTTGCTCCTCGAGTAACTGCTTTAGACTCGTATAAAAGCATGCTGGGCAAAAACCGTAATTTGTTCCATCTGGGCATGGCTTGGTGTTATCCCATGCTCGAATAATTGCATCTCTTAATGAAATCATTAGTTCCACTTACTTTCTGGGTCTGGATTGTTTGGTTTCTTGCCTGGTACATACCCCTCAGCTTTTAACTGCTCGATTAGTTTTGATGCCCAAAATGAGGTCAATTTGTCCTCCGCCGGGATTTCGTTTGTTACCTTAAACGCATCGACATAATCTCTCATGTCAGTAAACGAGTAATTGAACAATGCTTTGATAAGCCCGTATTGCTTCTCTGTCATCTCTGGCTGTGCATACTGCCCACCAGCACTCGGCTTTTCTGGCAATGGCTTACGTTCGCCCCAGGGGTCATCTGTGGGCTCTTGGCGAGCCTGAGCCGCCTCGACCTCTTGTTTGGTAGCCACAGACTTGCCCAGACCAATACCCAGTGCACCGATGGCTCTGCCCCATGCTGAGGTTTCGAGGTTCATCAGTTCTGAACCTCGAGTAAAGGTTGTTTTGCCCACAGCCAATTCAGCTGCAGTGCCGATGCCTGGGCGTTCATCTGTGGCTGTTCGATAAGCGTATGCAATACCCCAAATCATGTCAGGGTTGCTCTCGAGTGTTCCCTTGTACTCAAACTGGATTGAGCCCTCTGGGTATTTTGCGTAAAACTGTGCAATGCGTTCTTTTACATCCACATAGTCGTTCATGTTAAAAGTCATGGGCTGCTGTTCCCTATCCTTGTCTAGTCTTTGATGCCGAGATCTCGGCGTACTTGGTCATCTATCGGTGTATCCGAGTAGGTGTGTGGTTTTTTAACTACATACAGTGCTCGGTATGAAACGACCAGAGCGATGAATACTGCAAACGCTCCGTAGAGCATGCGTAGTGGTGCTGCTTCTGAGATTGAAATTAAAATCCCAAGTGTTACAGCTGAGGCAAGATGGGCAAGCCTCAAAGCGTTAGTAATTCTTTTTTGCATTTTGCTGTTCTCTTTTCTGAGTGTCGACTACATAACGAACAATGCCACCGATGCGGTAAGTCTGGATTGTTCCAGCCTTTTCCCAATTCACCAGTGTTTGGCGGCTCACTTGGAAATAGTGAGCTGCTTGACTTGCTGTCATTAGTTGGTTCATGTGTGAAACGTTAGCACAAATTTATGACAGTTTTACAACATTAGGTGTCTGTCGGTGTGTTGCCTGATAATTCAGGGTTTAGGAACCCCATTAGACCAGCAACAATAGCACCCATTACTGAGCGATACTCGAGGCTAAACTCGGTTGCCTGCCATGATGCCAAGAATGCGATTAGACCAAATGAGATTGGTTTCGGCAGGTTGGCATAAGAGTATTTGGATTTTGTCATTTTAGGCATGTCCTCGGGTCTACAGCATCAATGGCGTAACGGTAAGGTGCGGTTCTTGCTTCCAAGTGAAGATGTGGTCCAGCGTTACTAGATCCTGTTGCTCCACTGTGACCAATACGCTGTCCTTGCTTTACTCGAGTACCGGCAGATAACGGTTCTTTGTCCTGTAAATGTGCATAAATAAAACGATGTGAGCCATGCTGGATAATAACTTGCAGTCCATACGCTGGACCCCAATTTGAGGCAATGATGATACCATCAGCTACAGCAGTAACTGGTGTGCCTCTCTTGGAGCCGTAATCAACGCCTGTGTGGTAGCCAGCAATCCAGACAGTACCTTTTTTACCAAAGTCACAAGTAACCTTGTCGGATACTGGAGCCTTAAACGCTGATGGTTTAGCGACTGCCTTTTTAGGTGTTTCGGTCATGTTATGCCCCCTGGTATGTGACAGACCAAATGACTTGATCACCTGATGCAATAGTCACTGGTTTGTTTGTGTTGTTAAAGGCCACTAAAGAATTGTAATCAACCGATGATGTTGTTAGTTTGCGTTCAATCCAGAATTCAAGGTCTGTGCCTGTAATGCGGATAGTGCATTTATAGTAGGCCGTTGCTGAGTCATCATAAAACAAGCCATTGCCTACCCATTCAGTTGTGTTTGTACTCGCATTAACGGGTAGATCAATACTGAGAGTTCCTGAGCCTGCAGCAGCTGATGTGCCAAACTGGATAATCCCGTCAAAGAAAACGGTCTTACCTAACTGGCACCAGTTGGCACTAGCACTATTGCCTGTGCCCAATACCCAGCCTGTGCCTGTCGATGTTGGGGTTATGTTGGTGTATGAGGCCTTGCCCAGACTGCTGTCGATGGCTGTACCCAGTGAACGGATAGCACTAGCACCATTGCGTACTAGGTCTGTGTCATTTGGCGTAGTCCAGCCGTTATTAGTTGTAGTTGCCATTAGGTCAAATCACTCCATGTTGTAGTAGCTAGTGCGTAAGTATTCCATGTGTCGGTGCCGTTTAAGTCGTTCCATAAAGTGTATGGGTAAAGTTCGTCAGCGTTGCTCAAGGTCATTTGGATAATGTTTTGCCCCCGGGCTGAGGTCCATGTGTAGCCCTCAATAAAGCCCTCGAACGATTGCAATTCTGGTGTTGGTAGATCGTATATAACTATGCGAGTGCCTACCTCGACCTGAGCGAGACTTGAGTTAAGTGCATCGCTAATAACTGCTGTATTGACGGTTAGTGACCGTAGACCGATAGAGGCTGCTTTACGGGATGCCAACAAGATTTGAGCCTGTGCATTTGCATCGCTTCCATTGTGCAAGGTAGTTTCCCGAGTACCAGAGCGTACGCCATAAGTTGCTTGGCTCGTTGTGTCATTGTAAGTAGTTCCAAGTGCCCCAGACCCATAACTGACAGTAACCTGATTTACAACAGTGTTAGTTGATGTTGAGAGCACATAATCGCCTGCCAAAACATCATCAATTGACAGCGTAATTTCGGTGTTCGATTTACGATCTAAATAGGTCTGGTACTTGATACGACCATTAGAGTTTGGCTGACAGTACAGAACACCCATAGATGATTGGGAGGCAGCCTGAGCCAATTCTAGGGCATTGTCGAGAGTGCCTGATGAGTGCACCTTGAGTTCATAATCACCTGGAGTTGTAATACCTGATGTGTCGTAACCGAAAGCAGTCAAGATAGCCGCAATACGAGTGCCTGCATACCCTCTGGCAAAACCCGATGAAGTGGTCTTGTTGCTCAATGTGGCTAAATTGTCCACAGCTGTAATCTCGTAAAAGTAGATGCCATTACCATCTGACCATCGGAGGCTGGTTTGTATGTCCGAGATAAAGCCATAAAAGATGATGCGTTTATTGTCATAGCCTGTTGAGTCGTAAATCTGCCACAATACCTGTGAGCCCAATGTGACCGATGTTGGGAACGTTGCCCCCGGGGTCAGTTGTAAAGATGCCCTAAAAGTGCTTGGTGATGGCTGTTGGGTAATGTCGCTTCGACCATGAGTGCAGCTCAGGCTAGTGATCATGGCATAGTTATCTACGCCATAACCATTGATTGTTAAATAGTCAGCCATTAGATGGCGGCTCCATCGAGTTTTAATGGTCCAGTGCGGATACTTGATTGCTGTAATGCTCGTTCGATGCTACGGCGAGCAGACTCACCATCAACAATGCCATTGAGGTTAATAATTACTGGACTGCCACCCATGCTCGAGTTGCGAGCCCTAAAATTACTTGGTCCCGTAATGCTTTTAGGCTGTACCGAGTAATCTCGATTACCTGCAATGTCCGCTGAATACCATTTCCGTTTAACGCTATCCCAGTAATAGTCAATACCGCCCACAATCTTGTGTGTGCCTGCTGGACCCTCAAACCCTGTCGAGTTATTAATCCTTGCCAAATCCTCAGCTGTGGACTTTGCCACAGATACGCCACTGCCAGGCTCCATCGCTGACTTAAAATCTTTTGAATAATCTTTAGGCTTGTTTTTCCATGTGTATAGAGCCACAAGTGAACCAAGACTCAAAGCAGTTGCAATACCAAGAATTGCTGGGGCTGCCACTGCTAGTGATGCTCCACCAGTTGCCGCTGCTTCAGCTGCAGCAGTTGTTCCTGCAGCCACTGTAACTGATCTAAACGCTGGAATTAAAGTTTTAATTGCTGCTCCCATTGCACTTGCCGCTGCACTGGCTTTAGCCCCAATAAAGATTGCCCCAATAACTGTTGCAATACGCTTGAGTAATTCCTCATTGTCTTTTAATGTTTTGAAAAATGATGCAATGTCTTGACCGAGTTTGTAGACGGATGCTTGATTATCTTTGAAAGCACCATTTAATCCACCAGCATTATCTTGACCTAAAAGTCCATCTATAAAATGCTCAACCCCAGTTGATACTTGAGGCAACCATTTTTCAGCCAATGGTTGAAAACCCTTAATAATTGCATTTCCAATGGTTTCTTTCGACTCATCCATTGCAATTTTGAAAGCGGTAATTTTGCCCTCAAGAGTTTCAGCTGCTGCGGCAGCCTGACCGCCAGTAATTTTTGCAGCCTCTTTTTGGACCTTAGTAAAATCTTTGCTGTCGATAGTGGCCTTACTAATACCAATACCTAAACGCTGAATTGCAGTAAAATTCCCGTTATACCCTTTGGCTACACTGTTTGCCACACTTTCTAAATCTTTCCCAGTCGCTGTACTTATGTCTAGCGATAGATTTAACAGATCTTGAGCCTTGTTAGTGTCCTTAGTTGCACTGACTAAACGTTGAAACGCTGGGCGTAATTTATCATCGAGAACGCCGTATTGTTTCTGAGTGTTGGCAATAAATTGTTCTTGTTGTGCTATTTGTTTTTTTGTAGCCCCAACCGTATTTTTCAAAGCTACTGCCAGTTTTCGCTGTGCTTTTTCATCCTCAAGAGCGGCTTTAACTGATGAAACACCAAAAGCAATAGCAAATCCAGCCGCAGCAGTTGTCGCTATTTTCATGTTTCTGGCAATGTTTTTGGAAAAACTATCGGTCTGTCCAGAGGCTTTCCCAATACCCTTAGCAAAATCCGTTGTATCTGCAAGCAGATTAAGTTTGAGTGTGCGTATGTTAGCCATTTTTACCCCATCTTTTATTTAATAATTTGTAAACAGTGGCAAGGTATTCTCGGCGGATACGCTCTTGATTTTTGCGAAGCGTTGGGAAAATAAAATAACCTCGAGAACCCCGACCCATACGCCCTGAATAGTGAGCAAACTTACGCCCACCCTGTTTGAACGTACCGGGACCACCATCCCTGACACCAAACTCAGCACCAAACAAAAAATCCGACTGCATAGGCTGTGGACTACCTGGAGTCTTTTTACGCTGTACAGGTATCTTGCGAGCACCACCAACAGTGATACTAGGCACTCGGTCTTTGTTTGCTTTGATAGATCTGGCAAGCAACATTGCCTGAGCAGGGTTTGGTGCTGTAGCCGCTTTGCGTTTCATTTCCTCAGCTAGTGACCCAACGAGTTTTTGAGTTTCTACCCTTAAAACATCTTGAGCCTCTTTAGGCATAACCTTAAAAGCTTTGAACAGCATTTGCTTATCAGAATGGTCCATCTGCATGTCTATTTTTATGCGAGCATTTTCACTCATCTGCAAGCACCTCCCATGCCATGCTTACATCACTCATAGTCCAAGTGAGCAAGTCTTGTAGCGGTATTCCAGTGGTAACTGCTAGACGTATTAAATCCCGTCTAAGGGTTCCGACTGTAAGTCTTTTGGGTCATCCTCGACCACCTCAAATGTTTCGAGCTTCTTTACCCACTCTTTGTATGGGGTATCCGAGTCTGAGGCTAACCAGATGGCATAGGTAATGATCTTGGTACTACCTTTGCCCATCTTGTCTTGTGCTTCGGTGACGGTGAGCCCGAGGTCATCCTCGAGCCTCACCCACACCCAAGTTTGGTCCAGATTGACTATGTATTCAGTTTTATTGTTTGTTAATTTGACTTTCACTGTTCCTGCTTTCTGCTAATTAGGCATGTGTTACTGAGCCACTATCAACAACAAACGATACTGATGCAGTTAGAGCATCCGTAGCATTGCCACCGATAACTGGGAAATTAGGGTAAAGGTTACCTGTAAATACTTCACCATTAGCTGTAAAACTAAATGCGATGGTCGTATCTGGTGCAGTCTTGGTTGCATCCCACAACACTTCACAAACTGATGCAGGTGAGGTTGAGCCCCAGTCCTGGTACAGTTCAGCGGTTAGTGTGGCTGTGCGGTCAATGGTTACATACTTACGACCTGAAATTACTTCAAGCACCTGCTGATTTGTTTCTAGTGTAAGGGTAACTCCACTAGCTACGCTGGTGTATGACACCGAGTTGATGGTCAAGTTTAGATCTCGACCTGTGACGTATTTAAGTGCCATTAGAGCACCCTCCTAGTTAATTGTGACATCGAGTTCGATGTCGGTTGTAAGGTATTCGGTTGAACCGACTTCATTTGAGGTAGGTTGTGAGAAATCGCCAACAGTTACATAGTCCGGGATTAGAGCTGCAACAGTTTCAATCATTTTCTCAAGATTGACTAGGGCTCCCTGATTGTCGTTATTTGGAACCATCAGGGTTAAAGTAAATCGGGCTGCAAATCTTGTTGGGGTTTGCCAGAGCACATACGGCGAACCAGGCACAAGAACAATGGCAGGTGCATACATAACCTCATTAGGGAACGCATACACAGAGTATGAGGGGTCTGCTAGGGCTTCTGCGAGGTCTTGCCTAGTTTCGGTTAGGCTCATCCTACAAATCCTCCCATGTCCATGTATGGGGCTAATAGACCCCGTACTCGGGTTAGCAGTGCTTGACCTAAACGATGTGGTCCAGGAGTGAAATCTACTGCCTGAATAGTGCCACCTGGTGCTGTGCGTTGCTGGAAAATCTCGATAGCCACAGCGAGTGCCGCCTCTCTAACGGATGGTACGCTGTCGTAAATTAAGGCTTGAGAAACCAAGATCACTTTGCCAAATGGCTTGTATCGTTTTAGTTCAGTGTTCGCTGCAGTTTTAGCAGCTGTAAAAAAGAAATCATCCCGACTTACAATTGTAAAAGTGCCATTAAAAGTTGCGTCTAGACCACTGACCGTAACTGAGTCACCGATAGATAACGAGTTACGGTCAGCAGTGTAGAACGTCACCACATTGTTTGAGAGTTGTGCTGATGCTATGGAGGCTCGATTGTAGTCAAGCAGGCCGTCAATTAATTCTTCGGCAGCATCGGCAACCTGTTGCAAAGTCGAGTCAGGGTAGAGCGTTCCAACGCCCAGCGTTGTACGCAGCTCGTCTATGTCGATTTTGCTCATAACAGGTCCTCAAGTGGAAGGAGTAGCCCTGGGAACAGCAGTGGCAGGGCTACCCCAGTCTGGTTAGGTTAAGTTGAAACGGCGAACGCCCGTTGCATCCTTAAGTAGTGCACAGCCGTAACCGTAGACACCGACTCGAACCTGACCAGTTTCGATTAACTGAACCTGTAGGCGAGTTGTAGGTGCTTCGTACCAAGTGATGGCTTCTGGAGCGATGATGAACGCTGAGTCATCAATCTTGGTGCTTACTGAGTTGTATGGATCTACATAAACATTTAGACCCATGATGTTTCCATCGATGCTTTGACCTGAAAGAACGCCCGGGTTGTTCTGTACGTTTGATGCAGTGAACAGTGGGCGACCTGATGAGTCAGTTGCACCTAGTAGAGTTCCCCACCAGTCGGTGTTGATAACTACGTTGCGAGCCTTTTTCTTGGAACCAGCGAAACATGCAGCTGACTCGGTTCCAACGTATGAGATGAAACCTGCGGCAGTTGCAGCGGTTGTTGCAGCCTGTGTGCCTGATGCTAGAGCGGTTAGCACTGCTGAGTCAGTAGCCTTTGCGTAAGCATTGCCCATTTGGTTTAACAATTCGGTGTAAAACTCTGGTGATGAACGGTCAATGAGTTCCCATGAAACATCGTTCATGCCTGCGTACTTAACGACAGTGCCTGTTAGGTAGGTGCTGGTCATGCCTGTTTCGGATGGTGCTGAACCCTCTGATGTTGATGCAACAGTTGGTGCAGTGCCCAAGTTTGGAACAGTAAAGCTCATGCCTGATGAAACAAGTGCCTGACGGGATACAGCGTTAATTGCTGGGCGGTCTGCGATGGTGTTTGTGTAAAACTCCTGCAAATGTTGTGGGAGTGTAAGACCTGTGTTCGTTGAAGTCGAATCATCGGCAGCTCGAACGTATGCTCGGGCATCCTCATCGCCTGTCATCTGCTTAATGCTTGCTTCTAGGTAGCCTGCAGCAGTGATGTTTAGGCGAGGTGCGGTCTGGATTGGGCTTGATGCCTGTACTACTGGAGCAGCGGCGGCTTCAACCTCAACCTCTGGTGTTGCGATTGGTTGTTCTGACACTTGTTCCTCCTCTTGGATTGTGTCTGGGTCTGCCTCCGCTTCGGATGCAGCCACATCTGTAACCACAGCATCACTAAATGCTGGGGCATGGACTAACGACACTTCAACAATCTTGGCTGCAGTAACTCTCATTACTCCATCTTGGATTGTGTATTTGTCGATTTGTGCACCAACACTAAGTCCATCTCGTAGACCGTCAGCTGCTTCGACTAAAGCGTCAGAGCCTGCTGTTGTGTTGGAAACTTTGAACGTTCCAGTGATACCCCCCGGGGTCACCTGAAACTCGATTGCTTTGCCGATTGGTCGCATCGCATCATGTTGTAATAAAAATTTGACTGGCTTTGGGTCTGGATTCCTAATAGATCCAACCTCAAAGATTACTGGTCCAGCACTGGTGTTGCCTGTCTTGCCGAACGGTACAACAATGCCTGAGATTTGTCGGGTTGCTTCATTTGCACCAGTGATGTGTGCAGCGAAAGTTAGATTAAGCGTCATTTGTTGGGTTTCCTCTTGGTGCTAGATCTTCCATTGCTCGGGCTTCATCAATGTTGATGATGCCTGAGTCTAAGAGTTTGACGATTACATCGACTCGTTCTGTTGGGTTGCCTCGTAAGAAATCATCCATCTCAACTTCGACATACTGTCCTCGAGGTGTAATGTCATCCATGCTTAGGCGGCTCTCGAACGAGTCAAGGTATGGGCGTAGTGAGAAATCAAGCAATGAACGGCGTTCAGCTGACACATTGCTGTAGGTGCTAGTCGCACTTTCGGCATTAATGTACCAGGCTGGGATGTTCATTACTCGGGCAATTTCTGATGCTGTGTAGGCTCGAGCCTCTGTCAGTTGCATCTGTGCAGAGTCCAGACCTACAACCTCAAGATTGATTGGACCCTCAACATAGGCAGTTGAGCGAGTACGGCGAGCAGACTTAAAAGCGGTCAGCAATGCTTCTTTTTGGTCTGGTGGTAGGTTCATGCCTTCATTACGGAGCACCATCTGTGGCACTGGCTCCTGAGCCATACGCAATGCTGCAGCCTCGAGTTCGATAGCGGCGTTAATGGTTCGGGATGCTCGAGCGAGTACGCCCTCATCTGGACCCCAAAAAATAATTAGTGAATTTACGCCCTGCATCGGTACATCGACACCATCGATTGTGTACGACAAAATACGAACGCCTGTTGAGTCTGTCCGAGTATTTACCCGTAATGGATCTATACGCCTAGCTTGTGTGACTCGGCCATCCTCCGGGGATGTTGCCAAGATTTGCCAGTATGCAACGCCATAAAAGATTAAATCGTCAATAGTCCAGCAGGTTGTCGTATTGCGAGCAAGGCTGGGGTCAGGCTGTTTGATGATTGGGCGGTTAGGTAATTTTGCTTCGGTCATTTCGCTGTAAGTGCACATTTCAAGTGATGCGATAGTGCCAGCGATGATGTTACGGGCTCGGGCTACTGCTGGAACAGTCATGGCAGCTCGTCTAGAGATTGGTTGCAAATACCCCATGTCTGGTGTGTAGCCCAGGTTCATAGGGTTTACGGGATACATTTCCGCAATGGCAGCTGTGACTTCTAATTCGGGCATGACGTAAGCAGAGTTATTTATACGCATCGCATTGAGTAACCCCACACTGTCATACTATCGAACACATGTTCTAAACAGAAATTATTTATGTGTATTTGTAATGGTTTGGGCGTTTTATTTAACTTGTAATGATGTTTTGTCTATACCGATGTTGGCATCTTGCAAACAGTCACCATAAGACTCATGATCTTGTGTCGGGCAACCAGAGCGACAAACACTCATGACCAAGTACCAGAGATGATTGGGTAGGCACTTGAGTATGGAATTAGCCTAAAATAACTGCCAGCTTGGACACTTGGATTTCCAGATGATGGAGTTGCATTTTGAGCAAATGTCGGTGTAAGTGTTCCGCCCGTTGTTGCATTTGACTCAAAGAAACCTGAGTATCTGATGTGTAATTGGTTTGTTCCAGTATTGCTTGTACCTAACGTCAATGTCGTTCCAGTGCCACTCAATGAACCTTGAAAAGTTGCACCAGTACCAGAAACACTGGTTGCTGTGCCCTGCCAATACAAATTCTGCTGTGTTTGACTAAAAGATAGACCGACTACAGCACTACTGCCAGCACTAGCAGCTCGGGCAATGTGAACATAAGCCTCAAAGTAATAGGCGGTATCTGCAGCAAGTGTAATAGCTTGTGAGCCACTAGGAAACATTGGAGCCTGTGTAGTTCCATTGCCTGTGACAGTCGATGTGACTTGCTGAGCGTAACTAACTCCCATTGGTCCAGTTGGTCCAGTCGAGCCTGTGTCACCTTTAGCACCAATTACTTGCCAATAGGTGGTATTGGTTGGTGTGATGCCAGTTGTGCCATTGTTAAAGCAGTAATAACTGCCACCATTGAAAGAAACAGTGTCGCCCTGGTTGTAAGTTGTGCCTGATGAATAAGCACCCTGAGCACTGTATCCAAGTGTTAAGTATTCCCAATAAGTTGTATTAGTTGGAGTATTGCCTGTGGTATTTGCTTTACAACGGTAAGAATTACCACCAAAGAACACAACATCATAAGGCACATAAGCTGTGCCACCTGCATAAACGCCCCGAGCTGTGTAACCCTGACCTGTTGCACCAGTCGCACCCGTATTGCCTGTATCGCCTTTGTCACCTTTAGCACCAGTCGCTCCAGTCGAGCCTGTGTC